TCAATGTTGTCATCTGCAACAGCCATAACTGGCTGATAAGCTGCAGGGTTCTGAGCAACAACTGCTGCTGCAGAGGTAGCATCGAATCCGTCAACAAATACGTCACCATCTACACCTGTCCCTAGATCTACAGTAAATGTAGAACCATCGGAAGCTGTATCAACTTCAATACCTGCGTTAAGGATCATGGTTCCTTTTTTGACAGCCATTACTGGAATGACATCGGATGCTGCTAGAGCAGAACCTTTGTCAGACAAAGCAGTTGCTAGATTCAAAACAGTTTGAACCATGTAAGGTTTTCTACCTGGGTTAGCATTGGCTCCCCGAGCAGATTGAAGTGTATTATCACCTAAAGCCATAATTCAATCTCCCCTTACGCTGCGTTATATTTAGCAGTTACGATTGCTTCTGGACGAAGAATCTTTCTGCCGTATAGGTGCATACCACGAACAATGTCAGCAAAGCTGTCAGGGTCACGATATGTTTCAGTCTTACTGATCTGCTCTGCAGTTGCTACAGCAGAATCATGTCCAGCAACCATCACACCATAGTTAGCATTCTGGTTTGCAGAACCTGTTGTACCTGAACCTGTACCTACTGATGGTAGGTTAGAAGATACATACATTCTAAAACCATGAAAGTTATTTAGTGCAAGACCGTTACGTAGAGCACCTGATTCACCGAAATCAGCATTTAAGAACCTTGAGTCCTCATCAGCCATGATTTCCATAAACACAGGGTCAACTACAAGCCATCTACCTTGTGAATCAACTTGTTGTTGATCTAACAAACGTTTCATGCGTGATACGATCATCGCAGGAGAAACAGTTGCTGTTGGTAGTGCTGTTGCACCTGGTAGACGTGCTGCTACTGGGATCGAATGATCTCCTGCAGAGCCTGTAGT